CGATCTCAGTACTGAACTCTTGAACAAAGAGTTGAGCCTCGTGTAAGATGTTGAACTTCTGGTCATACCTAGTAAACCTAAGTTTATCATCTGGATCGTGAATGATCCACCCATCAGTCTTCCAGACCTGCTGAGACGTGCCACTCTTACGGTTTATCTTGGTGACGAACCGTCTGCGTGGTGTTAGGGTTACCTCATCTTTGTCCGACAGCGTGAACCTGTAGGGTTCGGATGAGTTGTAGGTATAGTGACGTCTAAGTTTGTCACGAGTCCAGCGTTTTTCAATGATCATAGTAACTCCTATGAATTTGAGTGTGCATGAATGCACTTTGATGCAGGATGCATCCTGATGGGGGCTAACCGAAGCCAACCCCCATCTAGATACAATCTACTTATGCGGCTTTCGCCAGTACTGACCACTCACTCTTAGACATCTCAATAACTTTACCGCCTGTCTCTTGTAGATCAGACGCACGGTCATAGTTATCAGATGAGTTAGCAACATTAGTGACGGCATTAGCAAAGCCCCATCGTGAGAAGTCACCATTCTCGAACAGAGAACGCTTGACCTTCTTCACTTCTGAGTCTGCGAGGCTATACTTCTTGCCAAGACCAGCGACTACGTCATCTTCTTTGCCCTCTTCAACGATGTCATCAGCCGCGTTTTGAATCTTGCGTACAGCCTTGTTGAACTGTTCAGGCTGAGTGCATTCTTCAACGTGGTCACGCAGTTGCTTCTTCAATGCTTCATGCATTGCTTGAATGGTGTCTCTCTTGTACGCTATCTCACCAACGGCGCGTGTCTGACCTAGATGTCTCTTACGAATACCTAAGTCATTCATTACCATACCGTTGAGACAGATCAAGCGATAGATGAATGGGCTTACCACTACGGAACCCATCCCGACTTCACTGTTGCTAATCAGGACACCGCTTTGGACGATGTCACCCACTGATCTACCCTGCTTGAGTATCTCTCCCTTTACTTCTGGGAAGATAATCTTCAGGTACATTTTGTCGTCGGTTAGTCCCATAGAGACGAATTCAACCTCACCCATTCGCTCTTCAAGACGCTCCAGTACAGGAGTGATACCGTCTAGCAAATCGAAGTTATCGAATGTCAGGAATCTATCAGAGTGGAAACTCCTGAATACATTTCCATGGCATACACCACCGTGATCGTAGGTTCTGAACAGTCGGTTACCTGAACCCTTGGGAGGATTCTTCAACCATGTGTTCATGTTCTCCGCTATCAGGGCGTGTTGTTCCCGTTCAGCCATTAACTTATGGTAGTTGTGTGACATTCCAGACCACCCACAGAACAGTTTGGTAAACTGATCAGTCATTCGTCCGTGGAATGAACCACCATTGATATGCCCATGAGACGTAAGGTTCATGTGCGTACCGTTAGGCTCAACGAACCCAGCCATAGATGGAAGCGTATAGTCTCTCTTGATATCCTCAAGACGCTCGACTTCCGTTGCTAGTTCTTGCAATGAATTAAAAGTATTTTGCATAATTAAATCTCCATATATATACAACTATTACGAATGTAAAGGCTTCACATTCGGGTGCAACACTGCACCCTGATGCCCACCATCCAGATGAGCATCGAGGTAGAGTGTTAGAGGATCATAGCCTTACCCAACTTGGGGTGATCGAACTTAACCCTCCATTTGTAAGGGACGAGTGCTCCAGCATTGTACAACTGCTCCATTACTTGCTTGAAGTCCTTGTCCGTTACCCATTCCGCATGTTGTATGCGGTCGAGTGCTTCATTGACATTCTCTGACTGCCTCTCTACCCAGTCATGGGTTGCATCATCACTGAGTTTGATGATAGGACACCAGAGGAAGTGCCACCTGTCTGCGTTAGAGAACACTCGCACTTCAGTCTGCGTACAGCAGACAAGACGAACAGCAGTCGGTGCTTTAGTCATAGGCTACTCCTATGTTACAAGGTTAACAGCATTACTACGACGGCATTAGAGACCTTCAATGTTGTCGATGGCACTGGCGATAGTCTCCAGTTCACTTTCAACATTGCTACGGTACTCATCGAGGTCGTTCCCCATCTCCTCTATCTTAGAGGTGAACTCGTCAGCGGTGTCAATGTCTTTGTCCTTACACCACTGCTTGAACGCCTGATATAGCGCAACATTCAGATCGCCATGCGTTGCATTTAGGACGCTCTCAAGTGCACCATTATCCTCTATACCGTGGGCAATTAGCGTGTCCATGAGAGTGATGAGGTTTTTCTGCATCTCAAGTTCATCAGTCATAACATTGATGGCTTTATGCAGTCCAGCAGTTATATCTTTAACCATAGTATTTACTCCAGTTTGAATGTGAATTCATGCACATTCGTCATGTGATGCAAGATGCATCTGAATGGGAGCCAGTGCTTGCACTCCCATTGGGTTACATCTTACGTGTGACGATAACCGTCTGGTTCAATTCCAACAGTCATGCCCTTCCATACTATTAGGACAGCATCATGTCCTAGTTCTGGTTCGACTTGACCCAAGAAACCATCGAAAGAACGGTATCCCTGATTGTCTTCAGAGTACATCGTTAACAACTGCTCACGTTGAGCATCGGTTAGAACAAGCATAGTCTTAATCATCAGCAGTCTCCTTCTTCAGCACGGCTGATAGTTCTATGAAGAAATCTCTCAAACTCTCTAGCACTTCCTCATACGAGTCCAGACGAGCATTCACTTCTTCTATCTGCACTTCCAGACGGCCAACTGCCTTGTCGATTGTGGGGATACGTGAAACTTGGGAGATATTCTGTTCCACTCGCCTTTGATCGATTGGTTTCAGTTCTCTAAACTTCATAGTCTTGCTCCAGTTTTGAATGTGAATGTCTTCACATTGGGTTCGTGTCGGGATTGACACGCAACAGGGCCAGTCATCCTGACCCTGTAACCTATCAACGTTTCAATTCTTCTGCGGGGTACATGGTGTCACCATGCTGTTCACTCTCTGATGGCCAACCTGAGCAGTTGTCACACTCCGATAGATCAGTGCCTTCATTGTGTGCCAATTGGCCGTCATTTACCATAGCACCACAGGTTTCACACTCCTGTTGCGGTAGCATGGCAGACAGTGTGTCAGCGTGAATTACTGGAAGTTTGTCCCTGTAATACTTATTTGTATAGCGAGTGTATACCGATTCCAATAGATAGTGGACGTGGGCTAGATTGACGATTGACTGATATTTCTTTTTCCAGTCCTCATCGTCATTCATGAGCGTTTCAATTACGCCTTCCACTTCATTCAATCGGTCTAGTATTTCCTTAAATGCGGTGTATTTCATATCATTGTCCATGCGAATGTGCATCTATGCACTTTTGAATGTAAATGCCTTCACATTCGGGTTAGTACCAAGTCGGTACAGGCAAACCCACCACCGAAGCGATGGGCTTGCACTCTAACGACTTACTTCAACATCTCGACGAACTTCTTGCCCTTGGCCGAACCGAGCCACTTCTTACGGTTCGCCTCTGACATATCGGTAAACCATTTCGTGAATGCATCGACAGGGGAGAGTGTGGAACGTGTACCACCGTTACCCTTCTTCTTCTCCTCTTTCCAGACTGACAATTCACCAGACTTGAACTGCTCTTTGAGTGCTTCGAGTTTATCAAGGTCAGTGAAATAGTCGTCCTTCGTCTCGGTGATTGCCGGGGCTATTCCATATTTCCATAACTTAGAAACATAGGTACGTACCGACTCTTTGGACTCTACAGCACCTGCGTCTTTTCTGGCCTTCCAGATCAGATCACACGCATCGCCGTTTATGCCCATTGTTTCACCGTTAGACTTGCGACCCTTGAGTGCTAGCAGATCATACACCTTGATCATCTCGTGTAGCACCTGTAAGAGTGCCCATGCCTTGGTATTGTCGGCATCGACAGACTTCACGATGTAGCCAATGGCCTTTTTACTGAACTTACTTACGGATAGTTTCATATTGTTTCTCCAATACATCAATGTGGACCCATTCATACGCGCGGTCCACGTGTGGTACAACGGGTTAGCGAATGTAAAGCCTTCACATTCACCGGATACAGGGCTAAAACCCTGCTCTATACATTATACGAATGGCGTGGGACCCCTATTCACAAAGGGCATTAAACCGCCCTTTTAGTGGAACGATGCGACCCCCGTAGTGCGCGGAAAAAAACACTTACTCTCACAGGTACTGACTATTTCCAAAATCAACCCTATATTCTCTAAATGGAAGGTAAATGAGGTAACATTCGAGAAAAGTATGGAAATAACGGACTTCGGGAGAGAAAGGATTGCTATATGCAGGGAATGTGATTGTTATAAGATAGGTATCTGTATAAAGTCCGGGGAGACCATGGTGTTAAAGGTGAGTTGTGAAGCATTTATTTGCCCGGAGGGGCGATGGGACTAGACTGGGACAGGCCATACGGGACTACCTATGGAGGATTCAAGGCTAAGTACGATCAGGATGGTAAATATTTCGATGTTCATGGGGTTGAGATGCGGGTAGGCGAGACATCCAAGACGTTAAGGTTCCACGAAAAAATTTTAAAGCCCTACCTGAAAGGGGAAGGGATTGATATTGGGTGTGGAAGAGACCCAGTTGCTGATAATGCAAGGACTTTTGATCTAGGTGATGGGGATGCCGAGAGGATAAACGAGTTTGTTAAGGATAAATTTGACTATGTATTCTCCTCGCATTGCTTGGAACACCTAGATTCTCCCGAAAAGGCGCTAAGGGGATGGTGGTCATTAGTTAAAAAGGGGGGTCACCTGATTCTTATTGTCCCAGATGAGGACTTATACGAGCAGGGATGCTGGCCTAGCCGCTTTAGTCAAGATCATAAACATACGTTTACCATCCATAAGGATGAGTCTTGGTCTCCTGTCTCCATAAACTTGACTGGGATGCTGGAAAGGTTGGGGGGGAAGATCGTTTTGATGGAACAGCAGGATAATGGTTATAACTATGAGATGGAATTGTTCGACCAGACGTCTATGTCTGATGACAGACTGGCCCAGATTATGGCTATAATACAAAACTGGTAGTGATTTTCCCTTATTTATCCCCCATGTAGTGGTTAAAAAACGGCGTAAACACTACATATTGTGGAACATATGCCCTATTTTACTTGACACGTGTGTTATAATATAACCAAACGGTGTATTATTCCTAGGAATTCTATGAAAATTTTGATTATTGCTCTGGCATTGATGCTGAGTGGCTGTTCTTACATGACTCATATGTCTGTGGGGAAGTATTCGGCCAAGCATTCTGTGGCTATAGGCACACAATATCCCTAAAGAGGACGAGTTATGGCGGAAAATGGACTAATAAACAGGATGCCTGTAGTTTCAGGGCTTGACGTTGAAGGCAGAGGGGTGCTTCCTGCTAATATGCCTGCAATTTCAGGACTTGATGTTGAAAGTAGAGGCGTACCTCCTGTTAATATGCCTACGAGGGTGGCTATCCCGTCTGAAGTGCCCTTATGGGCTGTTGGAGCAGGTGGTGGGAGTGGATACCAACAATGGGATGAGGGGGTAGATGAAATTGCCATGGCATTCAAGAATTACTTAACACAGAACCCCCATGCTGATCGAAACGCGCCAAACATAGATACGTTCGATGCGTTTAGGGCTGGAGTTGAATTTGGGAGGACGCCCCCTGTGGAAGAATTTGGAAAACCCTATGTTCCGCCTAATGTAGACGAGTTTGAAGGGATTGCTACTGAAGGGACTCCCGGTTTTGTAAGTCCTGACTATAGACAGCAACCACCTTCCTCATTTTCGCTTGATCCGAATGATCCTAGGAATGCATATTTAAATCAAGGAGTTCCAGCGCAGATGCAACCGACAGAAGATTTTCGTATTGACATGAGTGATATTTTAGGAACTCCTCGTGGCTAATGAAACTGGAGCAGGTAATTGGGTAGATGCTTATAGACAGGCAAGACCGGACAGATATCTAGGTGAGCATGAAACCTATGGAACCTTCCCTCAATGGGTAGAGGGAGAGGGAGTCTCTGACTTATTTCCTGCCGGGACAGAGGGATTCGGACTAAGACCCACCTATATCAATCCGGTTACAGAGGCCATTGCTGAACATCCCTTAACGAATATTTTTACGGGTGGACGAGAGATGTTGCGCCAAGGTAGTAGTGGCCCCACTATTAGTGATTGGGCAATGCTTGGGTTGTCGGTTATCCCCGGAGCAAATGTGGCGGCTCGACCTGTAGTATCGAATATAGCGGGAAGATATGCGAAGTGGCTTGAGTCAGCAAACACAGGCAATCCGTATGGCCTTATAAACCGCACTAAAATGAATCTCAGACATAACCGCCTTAATCGGGATATGCGAAGGGATTCGGAAGCATGGGCGATGGGGCACTCTGACGACGTGGCTAGACTTGCTGAAAGTAGAGCAGAACATGATGCATGGATGTTGGCACATAAGGCGCGAGTCCAAGCCAATAGGGATCAGTTATACAGGGACATTGACGAGTTAAAAGGCTCTGGTTCAAGACTTGCAGAAGCAGAAGGCAAGAGTCTGACCGTCGTTCCTGAAAAAATTCCGATGGGCGGCGATAAAATAATTAAAAAAACATATACTGGAGAAAATGCATCTAGGTATGGTAAAGGGCCATATGCATATTTGTCAAATCCAAAAGACCCAGACCTTCCAGTTATTTATGTAGGAAGTGCATTGGCTGATTATGCAAGAATGCTTAATGCAAATGTAATTCTTAAAAACCCACCTTCTGTTAAAGATGTTCTCAGCATGAAGGCAAGAGATTTTTATGCTCTTGATAGGAAGATGCAGGACAGGCTTCTTGAGAATGCTGGAATTAATAGAGAATTATGGTCATATAATGTTTGGATTAGGGAAGGCAGAGACGAAATAAAAGCAGTGATAAGGGTCTCTGAAAAAAAGGGTAATGATGCTTTGGCTCATAAGTCAAGAGAGTTGATGCATAACTATGATAGGCAGATAGCCGCATTGACCGATGATCAATTGGAATTAATTGGGATTGGCAACGTTGGGGAGTTTGGTAATGTTTTAAAAACTTTAACAGAGCGTTTTAAAGATTTGCCCCCCCCCGCAGGTTCTAACATAGTTAAGTTTGAACAAAGGAAGTTCGGTCATACTCCTCGTATTCCAGAATCATCTCTCCCCGTAGGAGAACTTCCTACAGCCAAGCCTATTACAGATATGACTTGGAGAGAGTGGGATGCTTTGTATAAGCCCGGTATGGATGTAAGTGACTCTCAGAGAGCATTGTTAAGAGTGAATAAGGAGTTTAAAACGGCTGATGATGTAGTGGCGCATTTTTGGGATACGGGCGCTAGAGAAGAGTATTTTGGATATCTTAATCAGATGGTGCGAGACGGAAAGAGTATTCCAGATAACCTTCTTGAGTTCGTAAGAGCGACTGATAAGAAAACTAAATTTCCATTTAAGTGGAATGAAATTCCTTATCAGAATGATTCTTCTGTGGCGGCTTTAAAACACTCCTTTAAGCCAAGTCATGTTGATGCTAAAGACTGGGCCAAACTTACACAATTTCTAGATAAGAACGAAGTTATTGATCTTGCAAGAAGAATGACTCTTAGGCTGATGTGATGGCCAACGAGACGGGAGCAGGTAATTTCGTAGACAGTTACCTAGGCAAAGATGAAACCTATGGAACCCGTGAGCAGTTTGAGAAAGGCGAAGGGATTGAACCTTACGCCTTTGATACCGCTCAATACTATGACGCAGAAAGAGGAGGGTTTGTTGATCCAAAAGGATCGATGACGCCTCAGTATACCAATCCGTTTTGGGAGACGGTGGGTGAAGGGGGTCTTGATCCCTTCCTAAATTTTTTCCAAATTCCCAAAGGTTGGCGAGGGAAGGTTGATCCTCGCACAGGTGATGCTTTCCGAACTACGGGAATGGATAAAGTCCTAGTAGGGCAAAACCTAAATCCTGCTGGACTTCTCACAGGTGGCGCAAAAGGATTAGTGTTTGCCGCATCGACTAAACTACCTGCGCTTATTGCGATGGCTCCCGTTTTATGGCAGGGAACAACAAAAACATTTAGGGGACAACCAAGTCTGGAGTTTGTGGGTTCTGCTAAAAGAGGTTTGGCATTTGGATGGGGACAATATTTTTCAGATAGACGTTCTATTGCTGGCGGTTATACATCGGCTAGAGAGTTCGCAATAGACGGTGTCACTCTTAGTAAGTTATGGGATAAGATAAATAAGAAAAAGGATAAAATATATAAAGAGTGGGACAAACTCTTAACCAAGGCTCAGAGAACCGCTCGCCGTGATACCGGCAAACCTCTTCCATGGGAGACCCCAGAATATATTGCTTTAGCGAATGAAAAAAAGCATTTGGAAGATCAGGCAACTATTTTTATGTTTATAAATTTGCATGGCGGTGATTGGGAACGAATTCTTAGAAACACATATGCTGGGAAATATGATCCAAGACAGGCTTTAAGAAGGGCCGATAGTAGGGCAGGTAGACGTGCACGATCTACACTTCCGCAAGAAGAGATAGACAGGTTGGTTGAAGTTGGAAAAGATTTGTGGAGTCAGGTAGTTCAAACCAAAGGCGGTTCGGTTCATAAGTGGGATGTAGCAGATGAACTAATCGGTGCGAGAGGAGAAAAACTTTTAGACTGGCACGTTAAATTTAAAGACCACCCAAAAGAACTACAAGATAAAATAAGAAGCGCCCTTGCTGCTGTACAGGGGCCGAAAACTACAAGTCAAAAAATAGTGAAGAATTTCAAATCGCCTCAAAATTTGGATGATATGACTGGACAACATATTTATAATAAATTGATGGCAGATGTTCCTGTAACTCATAAAAAGTGGCCCATGGCTGGGTGGAGTCTAACGCGAGACTATCTCGACAACATGACAGCAAGGCAGAAAGCCGCTTCCTTACACCTAGAAAAATTTGGAATTAATGGGTTGAGATATGATGCTGGAACATTGACAGGTGGCAAAAAAGCCGCCGGTACATGGGATGCTGATGTTACTAGGAACTATGTGATCTGGAGCCAGAAGTTATTAGACCAGATGAAACGGTTGGGGACATACTAATGGTTGATGTAACTGGAGGAGGAAAATTCGTAGATGAGATGAGATACCCATCTACGTGGAATCCAGAACAGGCCCAAGCCGCATGGAGCGTAACCAAGGAGAAAGCGAAGGAAGCCGGGGTAGATGTTCTTGACTGGCTTTCAGAAACTGCATTCGGGGGGACTGAAAACCCTCAAGGGCTAGGCCAGAGAGCACTGGCGGCAGTGTCTCATCCATTTCGTGAAGCCAATAAATTGACTGTGGAACGCGGTTTAGAGGGGGCTATTCCATTCGTAAATTACGATCCAATTGGAGCGTTGCTTGGGGTTTTTGCAGGGGGTCTAGGTATCCCTGTGAACAAGTGGGCGAAGGGAGAAGACGTAACCAAACTAGATGCCATCATAGGGGGTACTACGCTGGCAGGGCCAGTTGTTGGTGGAACTCTAAGGGGTACGACCTCTCTAGCCAAGAAGATGGTTCCAGAGGCCGCACAAGAAAGCGTTGACCTAGCAAGAAGAAAAGTTCTAAAGGCCGCAGGAGTAGCAACAGGTGGAATGCTTGCGCCAGTAATTGGAGCGAAGGTTGCACTTAAGACAGCCGCAACAACAGTTGCAGGTAATGTGGCTGTTGCCGCAGGTGGAATGGCTGAAACCTTTATGTTGAGTATAGGAAAACTTCTGGACAATGCTGTTGAAGAATTCGGAGATGTTTCTAAAGTGGTAAGAGCATCTGATCCATATAAACCGCACTCCATATGGCCTTCTCCGTCATCTATGATTAAGATGACTAAAGAGCAGACTGCAACTCGAAACTTTTTTGAAAGGTTCAGAGAAATTATTGAAGATTCTTTGGGGACAAGTGAAAAAGGACATCCTGTAAATGCTATTCAAAGAATAAGGGATGATACTAGCATTGCGAGTTTGGGTGACATGACTGATGTACAAAGAGATTATCTGAAAGGGTTAACGCAACACGAGTATATGTCTCCTGAGCCATCAGCCAGACGCATAAGGATTCACGATGTTTTGACTGACGAATCAAATGAAGTTATGACCGCTCTCAAAGCGGAACAAAAGAGTATTAAAACCGCTCAGAGAAGGTTTGATGAAGAGTGGCATACTGATGAGGCTTACGAAGGTGGTTGGGTAGATGAACCTCAATATACTCGACATGAAAGAATAACAGATATTTCTGACCCACAAACTCGAATGCAAGCATTAAAAGAGTATGAGTCTCTAGTGAAGCGTCTGGAGGATAACGAGGATGCAATAAAGACTTTGTATCAATCTGCTCAGGATGTTAAGTGGGGGTTGATGCACATAGAACATCTATCCCAAACTGATCCTGATACGTTAATCCGAGTTTTAAATCAAATTATTAACGAGGCTAAACTTGCTCCCAAGGGTAAGAGTTTTGATGAACTGATGGAACTTAGAGGGTTTGGTCTGCGCCCACAAAATAAACAATTAGTATTGGAAGATAGATCGGAAATGCTTAGAACTTGGCGAGTTCATGGGAATGAAGATATAGGTAATCTTGCTAGACAACTTCTCAAGGAATTAGGTGAAGAACCAGATGCTGCAAGAATATTATCTGGAGATATAGGGCGGACTTACCAACCACCGACTTCAAGACGTGTGAGGACGCAATACGAAGGTGAATCAAAAAGAGAGTTCACAAAGGAAAGATACTTTGATGAGGAAGGTCGTTTAGATGAATATGCGGCGGGACGACGTAGTGGTAGTAAGTATTGGATGAGTGATGAAGGACTTCGTCTGCGCCCACAAAAGGGGAAGAAATAATGGCGGCAAAAAGTAAATTTCCATCTGCATGGACACCACAAAGAAAAAGACAACTAGAGATGCTATTCTATAATGGCGGTTCTATTGTAGAAGCATGTCACCTGTTAGGTATTGTTAAACAAACATTCTATAACTGGTATGATAAACACAAAGACTTTAAAGAGGTTGTGGACTTTGGGAAGATCGCCGCTGAATCGTGGTGGATACAGAAAGGACGTGAGAACGTCGATAACAAGAGATTCAATCATGCACTCTGGTTACTCATCATGGTCAATAGATTCAAGTGGCATTCCGCTTACGCAAAGCGAGAAGAGAAAAAAGAAATCATCAACGAGCACAAGATCGAAGTAAAGAACTCTGTTGACGTTGATAAGATTTTACAGAAAGCAATTAACAAGGGGCTTGACAACTTAGAAGAGCCAACACAGGTGCACTGATATGCCAAAAGTAGGAAGCAAAAAATTCGCGTACACGGCGAAAGGAAAGAAAGCCGCTAAGTCTTACGCAAAGAAAACCGGAAAGAAGGTAAAGAAAACCAAGGGCTACTGATATGTATCCGGTTAAGATAGTTCGCGTATTATCCGAAGGAGCATTGGTACAGTTTTCCGATGGCTCTACTAGGCAAATAATGCCAGAAATTATAAATGCTTGGAAAAGGTTTGGAATTGATGTTGCGGAAGGAAATCTTAGTAGGGAAGATATACGTTTGTATAATGTGGCAGTTAAGGAATTTCCTCACTACTCTGGTATTGAGACAGCGGATCAACCAGAGATACCTTGGGCTGCGAAGAATATCACTGAAGCACTTGAAGGTGCTCCAGAAGTTGTTCCTGAAGTGATAGTAGATACTCCAAAAGTTATAGAAGATGTTCCAGACGTGTCTATGGTTCCAGAAGTTACTGCTGACTCAGAGTTAAGGACAGGACATTTTGGTCAGGGTTGGATGCCAGATTTTTGGCATAATGCTCAAGTGAAATGGCAACAAGAATTAGAAAGAGCGCGAAATAAAAATCAAGATAAAACTTGGATGGAAATACTAGATGAAGGCCCGATTGAAGATATAGTAACAACTCCAGAAAAAACTGCTCCTCTTCAAGTTTCTGTGATTGATCTTGCAGACACTAAAGACTTACCCAACACTATTAAGGTGGCGCAGAGTATTGGTTCTATTTTTTATAAGGGTAAAGATGGCAAGAAGAAACTTGCTGTATACAAATCTCAGTTAGAAGATTTTAGAAATTCTGTATCTTATATGAAAGGCAGAGGTTCTGCTATTGATCAGGCCAGAAAATGGATGGAAGCACAGATAGGTGCTGGTACTGAGGTAGACTTTAACGCACTTGGTGGTGAACCAAGATTTGAGTTAGGCAAAGACTGGGATACCGTAACTGATAGACTTACTTTACCAGATGCTGGTGCGGCTGAAGTAACAGTTGATTTAACTAAATCAGATTTTGAACAAGAGCGCACTGCTGAAGCGTTGCAAGCAGAACTAGACGCAATAGAAAAAGAAAGGGCTGCTCTAAATCAAGATTTAGAACTAGGAACATCTCCGGGCTGGCAAGCACCAATGCCAATATCTAGAGTAGGAGAAGTGACCAAAGGTGGCGTTGGAGATTTTGGAGATTATTCAGTACGCGCTCCTCGTGTGACAGATTTTCAGACAGATGTAACTGATACAAGAATGCCTGTTGCTACAGGGATACCTTATGGAGTTCCCTCTGATATGGATGAGGGGATGGGAAGTTATAGATTTGCTGAAGCACCCGGAGTTACATCTTTAGATGAAGGTATGGAAGAAGGTTACATGTATGCATCTCCCGGTGAAGCGGCTGTTGCAGGACTAATTCCTAGAATGACTGATGCACAACTTCCCGGTGGTGTAGGAGATTTTGAGCGTACCGCGTGGATTGATAGGCTTGATCCAGAGAGCAGAGCATGGCATCTGAATCAGGCGCGAGAGCAGCGTAATCGTATACTTACCGAGAAATATGGCATGGATAGGCCAGATGAGTTTGGTGAGATTCAAAAACAGGCCGAACAAGATGCAATAGAGAAGGCCGCTTTTGATAGATGGATGGAAGATATTCAAACAAATAGATATGTTGCAGAAAAAGATTTAGAGGGAGAATATGGGCCAAATCGTTTAGAAGAGGTTTGGACATCTGAAATGATGCCAACGCTTGAAGATGCTGTGGTTGCAGAGGATAAAGAGTATTGGTTAGATAAATCTGATGAAACTCCTTTCCTACCATTCGTCGGGGGCGATGTACAGGAATTTATGTACAATGGGGAACTATGGTACTTAACTAAACAAGGTCATTACGCTAAAGACTATAAGAGGTCTGAATTAGTGACGCCGTGGCAAACGCTTCCTTCTGATTTTTTCTAGATGGATATTTCACACAGCGAAATTGATGGCAATGCCGAACTCTGGGGATTGTTGAATTTTGTTAAAACTAATCCAGAACCATTTAGAATGTTGAATGGAGATGAAGTATGGGAACTTGTTGCTGATGAAGAGAGTTTCTGGAACTACTATGAAGACTGGATGAAAACAAGGAATTAAACATGGCTATTGATTTAATCAATTACGCGTTTATTAGAGGGAAATGGTATTCATTACCTGATCCAACTACGGCGCAACAGGCTATTCAAAAATACAATGGTAATGCAAATTCTATTAGAACACGTAAACCAGCAGGTGTTCTTATTGATGAATCATTATTAAATCTAAATATAAATCAATGGCCTGATGCGGTTGCAGATGCGGTTGGTGTAACTGGAGATGCTTTAATAAATCCTCCTTACAATCCTATCATTGGCCCAGTAACAGAAGAAGTTGCTCAAACTCCAGCAGTTACTCCGCCTTCTGCTGGCCCACCTTCTCCCTCTGGCCCATCACCAGAACAACCAGAAGTAGACCCATGGGCTAATTTAGATCAGGGCAAACTAAATCTGGCAAAACGCTATGCAGATGCGGGAATGATGGGCAGGGCGGCAACTGCATTTAAAGATGCAGGTGGAACATGGGATAGAACCACAAGTCAGCGACTGAGAACAGAGGCTAGAAATACCTCAAGATATGGCGGAGACTTTGACTTTAGCAAATATGGAATAAAGCAGAGAGACTTTGGGACTATTTCTGAAGCGGCAAAGGCGGGTCAATTTGCTAAAATTAGGAAGATGGTTGGTAAAGATAACTGGAGTCCAGAACTACGCTCAAAATTGGCGGCTGAATATGTAGGGAAGGGCGATGACCAGCCTGTAAGAAAACAAGTTCCTACTCCACAACTTTATAAGACTGGCTCTAAGGATTGGAACCAACAGTTTAAAGGATCAAGAGCAGATATTGAAGGAAAATTTGCTAAAGGTACTGGAAACAGAGGTGCCGCTAAAGAGTGGCGTCAAAGACATCTGGCTAATATTGAAGAGAAATATACTGGTAAGGAGCGTCAGACTAAAAGAGAGAACGTTAGAAGAAGACACAAGATTATGATAGGGAAATGATTAACGAAAGTGTACTTGTCAAAAATGAAAATGCAGAAGCCGCAATCAAACTTGCAAAGTGGGGGAGAACAGCAACCTACGAGCAGGTTATTGAGGCGTACACTGCTTGTCATCGTGATGCTCATATTGATGATTCTTTCATTAGGACTCTCGCTCAGTGCGATAGGTACTATCTTGGTGTTTTCATTTGTAACCGCCATGATATGCTCCACCCGTGGATATACGAAAGATGTCGAGAAGTCGAAGCAAATAAAGACAGTTACTTAGATTTATGGGCAAGGTTTCATTATAAGTCATCCATAATTACTTTTTTAGGATGTGTACAGGAAGTTCTATGCAACCCTGATATTACAATAGGGATTCTTTCTTTTTCTGCACGTCAGGCAAAGCCATTCCTTCGTCAGATAATGCAAGAGTTTGAATCCAACGAAAGGTTACAGCAATTATTTCCAGATATATTTTATGAGAAGCCTAAACAGCAAGCCTCCAAATGGGCTGAGAATGAAGGCATATGTGTCAAGCGACAATCTAATCCAAAAGAACAAACTATAGAGGCGCATGGTCTTGTCGATGGTCAACCTACAGGACGACACTTCTCTCTTATTGTTTACGATGATGTTGTAGTTCAAGAGTCTGTTTCCACACCAGAACAGATCAAGAAGACCACCACCCAATGGGAGTTGTCTTTAAACTTGGGTTCAACACATAATCCTCGTTACCAGTACGCGGGTACGCGATACTCTTACGGGGATACTTATGGGACAATTCTACAAAGAGCGGCGGTAAAGCCTAGAATTCATCCTGCTACCTATAACGGCCAGATGGACGGTGACCCTATCTTTCTTACCAAAGAGAGATGGGAAGAGATAAAGAAAACCACTTCTACTTATACGGTTGCTTGCCAGCAATTGCTGAATCCAATTGCGGGTAGTGATGTATCGTTTAAGGATGAGTGGTGGAATGAGTGGGAAGTTCGACCGTATACTTTGAACGTGTATATTATGGTTGATCCAGCCCATTCCAAGAAGAAGGAATCTAATAGGACGGCTATGGCTGTGGTTGGAGTTGATGCAAACTACAATAAGTTTCTTCTTGATGGATGTTGTCATAGAATGACACTGTCTGAAAAATGGACGTATCTTAAAAGACTAAGAACTAAATGGAAGAGAGCGCCCGGAATACGAGAGGTAAAGGTAGGGTACGAGCGATATGGTGCTCAGTCTGATATCGATCATTTCAAAGCAATGATGTCTATAGATGGAAGTAGTTTTCCAGTCTATGAGTTGAGTTGGGTTGGTGGTGGACAATCCCAATCAAAGAAGGATCGTATACAAAGACTTGAACCAGATTTAAAGGATGGGTCTTTCTTTTTTCCCTATCCAACAAATGAGAAATTCTTGACTTCCAATCAACAAGACTACAAGGAAAGAAATCAAGCATTTCTTATTTCAAAGAAAGTTGTATGCATAGATGAAAACAGGAAGACATACGATCTTTGTAAATGGGTGAAGGATAATGAATACAGTTTGTTTCCAACTGTTCATCCAGATTTTTTAGATGCCTTGTCTAGGATATATGATATGGAACCAATTCCACCTAGATTTAGAAGGAGCAAAGTTTTAGAACCAGATAGAGAGGCTGCATACTAATGCCACGGAGAATAAGAAGAATAGGAAGAAGAGATTATCCTCCGAGGAGAGTTGCCTATCGCATGGTTAACGGAAGAAAGTTTTATGAACCACAACCAAGAGCATTTCCGTATGGCGTTACACCATATGTTGAACCATATTATTGGGTAGTTGGATATGCTCAGTATGATGTGCAGGGAGTAGAAGATTCTTAGGAGTTAAATTATGGCAGTTACTATTGTTACAAGATCAGGGAAAGGTTCTCCATTAACACATGATCAAGTGGATGCTAATTTCAATAATCTAAATAGTGGAAAGGATGATACAGTAAATAATCTTCCTCTTGATACAACTATGAGTTCAACGGCTGACTTTATCCCTTTTTATGATACTGCGGCTACTGCGGTTAAAAAGATTACACCAATAAATAGTGTGTTCTTTAATAGAACTCTCATAATAAAGGTATTACCAGATGCTATTCCAACCTATACAGGAAATGGAATTTCGGCGATAACAATTCCTCTTGCTTTAAACGGTCTTGTTTTGAGTGCTGTTGCTGGAGATTTAGGTGCTCATGTATATACAGCAGGGGTTACTGGGACTACTGATATAATGATCCATAATCTTACTCAGGCTGTAGATATGTTGACTACTGCTATTACTATTGACAGTGGAGAGACGGATTCTTCTACTGCTGCGGCAGCGCCGGTAGTGGATACAGATAATAATACAGTGGCTACTGCGGATGTAATTAGATTTGATATTGATGCTATATCCAGTGGAACTGCGGCTAATGGATTAGAAATTAGAATGCAATTTAAAGGAGCCTAATGAAGAAATTCCTTTGGTTGCTTTTGCTTCTTCCTTTGGCTGCTTCAGCAAGAATGTTTCCTACAGAGTTCCCCATAAAAGCGGTGTGTTGGGATGATATAACCGAAGTCATTCAATATCATCAGGAGATATTAGGTGAATATCCTATTGGAAAGGGTTGGATTAACAGTAAGGATGGCCCATCATTTGGAGCCGTAATGTACAATCC